TAATTTCCGCGATTTCTTTAATTTCCCAGATTTTTTTAATTTCTGCAATATCTTTAATTTCCGCAATCTCGTCAATTTCTTCAATCTCTTCAATTCTTGAAATATCTTCAGTTTCTGCAATCTCTTCAATTTCTTTAATCTCAACTGCACTATCTTTAATTTCCGAAATATCTTTATAATTTTCATTATAAAAATCAATTAATTGAATATCATTATCTGGTAAATTAATAATATAAATAATATTTACTCTATGTTTATATTCAACATAATGATCAAAAATGCATTCTGGATTATCACAATCAATCGGATTATAACATTTTTTAATTGAAAAATTAAAATTTGGTAAAGAATATTGGTGATAAATATTTAAAATAATAATTATTTTTGTAAGATTAATACTATGTTCTAAGGTGGAATTAATATCTGAACATAAACAATTATCTTTACATTTTTGATGATTACAACTTCTTATATTAAATAAAGAGTAATGAATATTAGGATTCGTTTGCATAATTGAAAAATAAAATATTAATATCATTTTTATACAAAAAAATGATAACAAATAAATTTAAAAAAATATAAATGAAAAAGATAAGTATTGTAGTCGAAAATAATAGTTATTATATTGTTGATAATAATAAAGAAGATTTTTGGAAATTACGTGGGGATAATTTTGGCGAAAGGTATTGGAAAAGATTTTATAGGCATCCTCATATAGTAAATATTTTAGTGAAAAAGAAACATAATAAACGTAAATTAGAAATATTTTGGAAAAAGAATACAGAAGAGAATTTAAATATTAAAATTTTGAAACAATTAATTTTAGAAAAAGAAGAAATAGAAAAAAAATTAGAATATGAAGCAAAAAAATATGAAAATAAAGTAAGATCCTAATTATAAAAAATAAATATTTTTTATTATTTAATAAGATGAAAATAGCAATTACAGGTAAGATATGTTCAGGAAAATCAACATTAGCAAATATAATTAAAGATAAATTAAATTTAGAGAAATATAGTTTTGCAGATGATGTAAAGAAATATGCAAAAGAATTATTTGATATGTCATATAAAGATCGTAAATTAATACAGGATTTTGCAGAAAAATTGAAAGAAATAGATAATGATATTTGGATAAAACAATTAAATAAAAATATAAAAGACAAAGATAATATAATTATAGATGATTTACGATTTGAAAATGAATATAATTACTTAAGATCAAATAAGTATTTTATAATAAAACTGTTAATTGATAAGAATCAACAGATAAAAAGAATAAAAGAACTTTATAAAGAAAATGCAAATGAACATATAAAAAGATTAGAACACATATCAGAATTGAATATTGATAAATTAGATGCAGATTTAGTAATTAATACAAATGATATTAATATTGAAACATTAATAAAAATTATAATTCATCAACAGTAAATAAAGGTTTGCATTCTCTTATAAGACTATTTTTATAATTGACCATTTTACAATTATTAGCAATTCTTTGTAATTTTCTAGCTTTTTCTTTATATAAATCTGACATATCAAGTGTTTCAGCAGTCTTGCTTTGTTCATATAATTTGTCATATGCTTCAATTAATACATCAAATATTTTGCGACTTATATTGATGTATAGATCTGTGGGTGCTTCCATTTCTTGCCATTTAATAGGATCAACTCCTGATAATTTAAACCACTTATCATTAACGACTTTATATTCATCTTTATAAAAGAAATAAATAATAGCGGCTAAATCATAATGAGCACCTTTTGATCGAATGGCACTTTCAATTAAATCATTTAACATTATGCCTTTGTTATTTTATTTTTTGTTTATATATAATTTTTAATATGGAAATCTCATAAGTTTAAAACCAGTTGCTAAACCTATACCTTGTTGTGCAGATTGTGCATAAGTAGGACTTAATATATCTAATATAGCAAAAATACAAGCAGCGGTGGCAGATAATATAGCAATTTCCCAGGTGTTAAGTTTATTAGGACCAATCATATCAAGTAAATATGCTACAATAGCGATCATAAGACCTTGGAATAGGTATTTTAGAGCTTTTAAAACAAGTTCATTTATATCTACGTCATACATTTTATTATATATAAAGATATAATTTAAAATCAAATTAAAATGTCTGAAACAAAAGTAGATTATTTAGATGAAGACGAACCATTGAGAAACCAAAATTATGTTTGTGTATCTTTTTTAAATCCGGAGGATGTTATTAAAAATAAAGAAGCTTATTATTTTTCAAAGTTTATTAATAAGTTTTCAGATGATATGTCAGAATTATTAAATAATTTAATTGATAAATATCCAGATAGCAAAGATATAATTACAAGTATTAAAGATAATCATAATTATATTTTTAATAAAAATGAATTAAATGATCAATTAGCATTTTTCAAAAATACAAATGCAGATGATATTGAAAAAGATTTTCATACTGAAAATAATTTTAAAACATCTGTAAGAGGTATTAAAGTAAGAGGTGTATATGATACAGTAGAACAAGCTAAATCTCGTTGTGAAACTTTAAAAAAGAAAGATCCATATTTCCATATTTATGTAGCACAAGTAGGATGTTGGTTACCATATGAAAGTCATATAGCATCTAATGTAGAGAATCAAGAATATACAGAATCAGAACTTAATACATTAATGAAACATTATAAGGAAAATAAAGAAAATAAAGATATGGTATTTGATAATCGTAGAACTGATGCTATAAAATCAGTAAAAGATGAACAATCTGTTGAAGATATAACAGATACATTGAATAATACAGAAGATCCATGGTTAAGTGCGAAAGGTTGAAGTTAAAAATGTATAACATAACATTAAAATGAAACAAGGTAATAAACCCTCATTTAGATTAGAATTAAAGAAATTTGATCCTAAAAAAATTAAAGATGATTCTGTTATTGTAGCAATTGCTGCACGTAATAGAGGTAAAAGTGTATGTATAAAAGATATATTATCATATCATACTGGAATACCAATTGGTATGGTAATTTCTCCAACAGAACACGCAAATTCTTATTTTCAACATTTTATACCTAAATTATTAATACATGATGAATATACACCTGATATAATAAGTAAATATGTTCAAAGACAACAAAAGATATCAGGAAAATATAAAAAAGAATTAGAAACATATGGTTATTCTTCAGTTGATCCTCGATCATTTTTAGTAATGGACGATGCTATGTATGATAAATCTTGGACAAATGATGCAAATATTCGTAAAATATTTATGAATGGAAGACATTATAAGATATTGTTTTTATTAACAATGCAATTTCCGATGGGTATAAGTCCAGCTTTAAGAACAAATATTGATTATGTCTTTATTTTTAAAGAAAATATAAAAAAAAATCGTGAAAGGTTATATGATCATTATGCAGGAATGTTTCCAAGTTTGCAAGTATTTGAACAAGTTTTAGATCAAGTTACGCAAGATTATGGATGTTTAGTAATAGATAATAGAGCACCAGGTTCTAAATTAGAAGATCAAGTTTTTTGGTATAAAGCTGATCCAAACAAAAATTTTAAATTATGTAATTCTGATTTATGGGATATGCAATCTATACAAGATGAAAAAGAAAAATTAAGTAATTATGATGATAAAGAAGAAGAAGATGAACAATATGATCCAAATATTGTAGTAAAAAATAGTAAAAATGCGTGTAAAATTACAGTTAAGAAGAAGCAATATTAAAACCAGTTTCAATTACTTCTGGAATATAAGTAGGTGTAGATTCAATAGTAGTAATTTTATTCATTGAAGAGTATATATAATAAGCAACAAAGGTTATAATAATATATAAAACAATAAAAGTTAATAAATCTTTAACAGTAATTGTTTGTTTTTTTTCAAAACTATTAATAATTATAAAAATTATTAAAGCTATACATAATGAATATATATAATACATTTTGTTTTTTATATTTTAAAAAAACGATTTGTTTATACGTATTACTTTAACATCCTTATTTATATCAGATGGTTCAATTAGATCATCG